CTCGCAGCGTAGGCCATAGCCGAATCAAACCAAGATTTATCAGCTCCTGCTTCGGGTATAAAACCTGCATCTTTGATTACACGCAAAGCAGACGCCATTTGTGAGGTCTGATTTGTCGTTATAAATTGTCCTTCTGCTGCTTGAAACATTTCTTCAAAAGCTTCGCTACCGGGGATGGCAAACATACTTAATCTATTGTTAGCTAATACTGTGGCCATTCCATCATCAACGTCAAGAACTTGTCTGGTTTCACCGCCCTCTCCGCTTCCTGGAGGCCCTCCAAAAGAAACTGATTCAATAGTCCCGTCCTCATTAAGCCGAAGACTAAAGCCCGGCGTAGCATTTACTTGGGGTTCCAAGTTTGCGCGCAACAAACGTGCTGTTTGTGTGTCTCCTTCTGCAACTGCTTGATTATATGCAGCAATATTTTGCATTAGGGCAGTTGGTTTTTGATCTTCAGGAGTAAGAGCGTTGAGGGCATTTATACCACTTTCCGTAGCCGAAAGAGCTACTGCTGACATAGCGGCTATGTTTGATAGTCCGTTAGGAAGGTCTAACAGCTTGAGATCTGCTATTATTGCTTGAGCGGTATTAGTATCGCCAGAATTTTTCGCAGCCTCAAGAGTGTGACCAAGATAATTTCTTACGCCTTCTTCATCTCCGCTTCTTGCAAGAGAATACATTGTTGCGTTGCTTTGGATACTTTGCGCTTGCTCATCTTCTGACATAGCATTGTAAACATCACTTAAACTTTCTGCATAATCTGGGTTTTTCATCATAAACATTTGGATTTCTTGTGCAGACGGTGGATTTTCGCTATCAAATCTTGCAACAAATTCACCTAAAACTGCTTGAGATCTTTCAGCTTGAGCAGTCTTTCGCCTGTACTCATCCATCTGAAGTTGGTTCATCTCCGTTTGTTGAGCGAATTGCTGCCTATTCATCTCATCAGCTTCACGCTGACGGCGCACCTCATCAAGCTGTTGCATCTGGCCAAAACCTGCCTGATAACCCTCCAAAGCCATCTGCATAGGATTAACGACCTGCTGGTTGTAATTAAGTGGTGTCAGTCTTGCCATTTAGCTTATCCTTAAAATCAACCGCCGGGGAAAATAGACAATTGCTGAATAGGTATTCTTGAGGTAATCGGAGACTGCGCAGTCCCAATTGGATTTTGCGCGGTTCTGCCGATGTCTAAAGCACTACTCAATCCTTGGGCAGTTATGCCGCTAGGGTTTGTAACGGTAGTAGGTTGCGAACCGCCGAATGTATTATATCCAGTATACATACCAGCAGCTTGGCCGACCGCTCCTGCAATGTTTCCATACATGTTTGCTGTTGCCTGGCCTTGAGCCAAATAACTTTGCCCCATAGCAGCCCCAAGATCAGCTTGCGTCTGAGCGATGCCGCCACTAATTGCAGATCCTTGTGAAGCCTGCCTAGCAGCAGACGCTTGCCCAATGCTGGTAATTCCACCTAGCCTCTGATACTGCTGGTTAATTAGACTGCTAAGAACCTGCGGTCTGTATTGCGACAGAGCGCGTTGGACATTACCGCCACGAAGTCCACCCGTTGCAGCGGCGTTTTGCAGAATGGCTTGCTCACCCGTCCGAATAAGCTCTTGGTACTCAGGACCAGCTTGTATGGCTGTGATAGCTTCTTGTTGGGCTTCTTCTCCGCCTAACCCTATGAGACGCATCTGCTCGGCGAGAGACCCCGTGCCAGCTTGAACGTAAGGTTGGAATAACTCTTGTACCGCGTCAAACTGGCGGCGCTGTTCTTCTAAAGAAGCCTCCGCCCCTTCTCTTTGCGCGTCTGCCGCTCTTCTAGCAGCTCTGCTTTGAGCTTGCCCTGCGAAATAAGAAGAGCCAGCCCCAACAACTGCGGAACCAATTATGGCGGTTGCAACAAACGACATTACAAATGCTCCTCAAGATTAACCGAAGAAATGAGCCTTTTGGCCTCTTCTTCAAAGTTTAAGAAATGGTCAGACTTTTCGACAAACATTTCTTCGATTTTATCAACGTCTGTCTCAGTCGTTGGAAGGATGTTCATAAAACTTGAGTCCTCTAGCGCGTACCAGATCTTTCTTCCTGCTTTTGCAGTGTAAGTAAATGGTGCTTCGATAATTGATATTTCACCATCAATCAACAATGCCAGCTTTCCCTTTAGCAAAATGCACAGATGGTCGTGCTTGTGCTTGTGTCCTATACCTATTGATCCAGCCGGAAACATAGCTTCCCTCATATAGACGCCCGGACCAAAGTGATGAAAAATAGGACACTCCACTTGCTTTTGTGAAAGCATTTTCTGCTCTAAATCATCAATGCAAATTGGGGCGTCCATCACATCACCTTCTAGGTCAGGTGTGTTATCGTAACCCAAATGCTCTTCATTGCCAATCATTGCTGGACCTGCGTTATTGAGATGATGGCCGCTGGCGTTGCCGGAGCAAACGATGTTGGCGCTTCATGGTGAATTGTTAGGGACGTATTATCGACGGCAAACATGACCTCCATATAGTCATTTGCGTGTAGACTAAAGAAGTCAGACTTGGCGACATGCACCGCGCCATTGTTAATGTCGTCGGTGACTTGCGTTGCGCTGTTTGGCACGTTTGCGCCATTCTTGCGGAACCAGATATACATCTTCTTCGCGCTAGAGCTGCCAGATATAAGCTGTAGGTTCACGTCTATCTTGTACAGCCCCGCATGTGCCACGACCATTCTACTAGCTGGTGTTCCTATTGTGACGCCATGGCTAATCTCTGTGTTTGTCAACAAAAGTGACACGGGACTATTTGTTAGGGACGCGGATTGGTCATTTAATTTGGTAAACTGACCGTAGTATTTGTTCTGTTCCAGGGTGGGTCTGACAAGCAGAACGCCTGATGTTGCGCTATTACTAAGGACAGCCGCCACGGGTATCACATTGTCAGGTGCTGTCGGTTTAACATTAGTCAGACCGCCTGCATGTGTCGGACTTGCATATAATATGTCGCCGTTTGACCATGTTTCACTAACGGAAGATCCGCTTGCATTTATGCCCTTCAGCTCACCAAACGTCATTGCACGTCCGGTTTTACCGTTGAGTATATTGGCCATGACAACGCCGATGAAGTAGATGTTTTGCTTCGTGCCGTCGGCTATGTACTTCTCGACTTCAACAACTGCGCTTGTGTCGACTTGCTTGAACGACACAACATCACCAGCTTGCAGTGCCGCGCCCGTATTATTTAAAACGCTGATGTAACTTGTGTGACTGACGCCGGGGTCGATCTCGCTGATTGTACGAAACAGATCCTCAAAAGCGTTAATCGCCTCTGAATCATTGTTTACAATGTCAGCTATCTGTACCCTGCTCAGTTCTATCTCTGCCATTAGAACCTCAACGGCTCTAACCGCGCCTCTAGTGCAGAAACCGTTATAAAGGCGTCAGAAGTGCCTCTGAAGCGTTGCCCTCTAAAGTTCTGCATCTTACCCATCCGCACCCAGCGAAGGCGCTTGTCGCGCTGCCCTGCCTTGCCAGCGAGGATTGTCTTAGGCTGCGACCAGTTCAAACCATCCAGCGTGTACTCTGTGGATATTCTGGGATCTTTACCAACTGTAGTTCGCCCCGTCAGAGCTATCAGCTCAAGCTCGTGGACGATAGCACCACGCGCCTCATTGTATAGGAACTGTGTGGTGAACTCCCAGCGCACAGGCTCGCCCCAATGCTCTGACTCTTCTGCTGACAAGTAGCCGATCTTGTTTGTGGCAGTGTCGCAGACGTTCCATCGATCATAAGCCCATATCAGGTCTGTAGCACGATAAGGCTCAATCTTGTTGAGACCAGACGATAGTTTGAACCATACGGGGAATTGCAGCACCTGACTTGCGGCTGCATCAAATACAAGTGTGAAGCTACCAGGCAGTGTGATGTGTAGGTGCTGGTGGCTTCGATCCACACGAGTACTCATAATGATGCGCGACAGCTCTTCCTCGCTATACTCTGCAAGAATGTCGTCAATTTCGCGTGTGCTGATTTTCTGTGTCTGACCGCCCTTTGCAGCGATGTAGACAGCAGGCGCTTCATTAACGCCAGAACCCACAAAAGTGATCTGCTCCATGAATACGGTGCAGGCTTTGTTACCTATTGTGCCTTTTTCAATCTGCGCTCCCGATATACGCTGGAAGGGGAAGCCAGCAGAGCCTGTGTTACGGAACACTTCGATTGTGTTGCGGTTCATGGCGTAGACTTCGTTACGCAACTTCAGCAGAGCAACGATTGGGTCAGGTGAGATTTCCGACGAGCCGTATTTTAGCGGATCAACGGAAAAGGGATCATTAAGTTCTGTAACAACGAGAAACTCGCCGTCTGTGGTCATGAAATAACCGTCAATGAAGATAACGTCTTTGGCCGCGCCAAGGTCTACATCTGTCACCTGGCGCAACACACTGCCGTCATAGAGCCATAGCTGGTCGTTTGACGTAATGGCGATATGAGTGAAAGAGTTTGTCATAGTGACACGATTTGTGCCGCCTACGGTTCCAACAGTAACAACATCACCCGTATTAGTAATGAAGACTAGGTCATTTCCCAGGACGCGGTAGAGAACGCCATTCCAGTTAATGCCGCCTCGGTTCAAACCTGTGCCTGTGCTTAGTGTTTTAATGCCGTCAGCAGGTCGCAGATATCCGTTGCTGATGCCTTGCCCCATTGGGACCGGAACCAGATTAACGGGATATTCGGTGCGAAAATCAGCAGAAGAATCTGTCGTGATACCTGAAAAGATCGGCACTCGAACCATTACAACACCTCTTCTCGTATCACCTGGAGATTATTGGCAGCCGCTAGGTGATCAACATGTGC